TGAAGAGAACAGGCATCAAGTAGAGTTGGCTGTTGGGTTTGGATTAAATCAGGCACAGATAGCTAAGCTAATGAATTGTGATGTTACTACCCTCAGGAAATATTTTAGGCATGAGTTAGATGCTGGTAAAGAAAAGTTGGTGATGTCTATTGGTAGTCAGTTGTATAAAAAAGCTATGAAGGGTGATACGATATCGGCAATATTTTTGGCAAAGACCAAAGGTGGTTTTAGGGAGACTGTCGAGCATGAAGGATTACCTAGTAATATAACAGTAAGTTTTAATTTAGATGATAAGAAACCAATTGAAGCTGAAGTAGTAAAGGAGAAACTAACACATGGCTAGAAGAGGATTATATTCTAATATTAACGCAAAAAGAAAACGTATAGCAGCAGGGTCTGGTGAGAAGATGCGTAAAGTAGGAGATAAAAATGCACCAGCTAAAGGTATCTTTAAGAAAATTGCAAATAAAATTAAAAAGAAAAAAAGGAGTACGTAATGAATTACGGATATGGTAGCAGTAAAAAAATGACTAAGAAGAAACCTATGAAGAAAAAAGTACGAGTAGTAATCGGTACTATGGGTAAAAAGAAAGCAAAGAAAAAATCATGAAGGGTGTAAAACATTATAAAAGAGATGGTTCTTTGTTTAAAGGCAATAGCCATAAAATGCCTAACGGAGATTTACACTCTGGTAAGACACATGGTAAAACCAGTGTTAAATTATTTCACTTTAAAGACCTATCCAAAACAGCAAAAGGTAAAGCTAAAAACGCATGAGTATAGACTATAGGGGTGTAAAGTTAGATGGTGTTAATAAACCTAAACGCACACCTAAACATCCTACAAAATCTCATGTAGTACTAGCATCAGAAAATGGTAAAAAGAAACTAATACGTTTTGGGCAACAAGGAGTATCTGGTGATAAAAAAAATACACCTCGGTCTCAATCATTCAAAGCACGACACGCAAAAAATATAGCAAAAGGAAAAATGAGTGCAGCTTTCTGGGCTAATAAAGTAAAGTGGTAATATGCACATAACTATTCCTTACACACCCAGACCACAACAAGCAGACTTACATAAAAATGATAAAAGATTTAAGATTTGTGTATCCCACAGACGTTGGGGTAAATCTGTGTATGCTATAACAGAAATATTACGTAAAGCATTAGAAATAAAAACAGAAAGAAAAGATGGTAGATACGCATACATTGCTCCGTACTACCGACAGGCAAAAGCTGTGGCTTGGGATTATTTATTATATTATACAAAAAACATTCCTGGTACTAAAGTAAACCAATCCGAANTACGAGTAGATTTAATNAATGGTAGTCGTATNCGATTGTATGGTGCAGGAGATGACCCAGATGCCTTGAGAGGAATNTTCTTAGATGGTTGTGTAATGGATGAGTATGCAGATATGTCTCCTAGAATGTGGAGTGAAGTNATACGACCTGCNTTAACCGATAGAAAAGGGTGGGCAATATTTATTGGTACACCAAAAGGTAGAAATCAATTCTGGCAATTATATGAAGATGCAAAACATGAACCTGATTGGCATAGAGCTATCTATCGTGCAAGTGAAACAGGAGTAGTAGACCCTGTAGAATTAGAAGCTGCAAAAAAACAAATGGGTGAAGATGAGTTTATGCAAGAATTTGAGTGTTCATGGGCAGCTGCTATTAAAGGCTCATACTATGGTAATTTAATTATAGAAGCAGAACAAGAAGGACGAATTACAAAAGTAGAAAGAGACCCTAGCTTACCTGTTCATGTAGCATGGGATTTAGGAATATCTGATAGTTGTGCTTTATGGTTTTTTCAAGTTACTATGGGTGAGATAAGAATATTTGATTATTATGAAAGTGCAGGAGTTGGATTAGACCATTATGTAAAAGTAATGGATGAGATGCAAATAGAATACTGGGGTGATGATTACCTACCTCATGATGCTAAAGTACGAGAACTAGGTACAGGTAGAACTAGAGCAGAAACTTTAATCAATATGGGTAGACGACCTCGTATTGTACCAAACCATAAAGTTGATGATGGAATCAATGCTGTACGATTATTGTTGCAAAATTGTTATTTTGATGTTAAGAGATGTGAAAATGGTATTAATGCTTTGAGGAATTATCAAAGAGAATGGGATGATGTTAAAAGAGTATTTAAAAGAAACCCTTTACATAATTGGGCATCACATGGTAGTGATAGTTTTAGGTACTTAGCTATGTCTTATAAAAATATAAAACCAAAAGAAAAAGAACCAGATATTATGAAAGAATTACTGCGTACTCCAACACTAGATGAAATGATGGATATACACGACAGAGAACAACTTAGAAAACCAGAAAAAAGGATATAATATGCAAGTAGACCCTAGAATGTATGACAGACCCATGACAGAAGAAGAAAAAAGATTAATGATGATTCAAGGGTTAAGGCAAAATAATATGAGTATGGCAAATGCAGAACAAGATATGATGAATGACCCTTCTATGGAAGCAGATAGAACAAGAGGAGTTCCTATGCCTGATGATATGAACCCTACATTAAGAAATGAACAACCTTATACACCACCTGTAGAAAGAATGAGCCCTATGGGTAGTCCTATGACACCAGAACAAATAGATGAAGAAATTATGAGATTACAAATGCTTAAACAGACTTTGGGAACTTAATGGCAGAAACTAGAAAAGAAATGGAAGTAGTGCAAGGTACTGCACAATACTGGCAAATGGAATTAGAAAGTGCCGACCAAGCTGAAAAAGATTGGAGAGACAGAGGAAGAGCTGTTGTAGCACGTTATAGAGATGAAAGAAGTGCAGATAGCTTTGGTGCAGGGTTATATAAGCAGTTTAATATCCTATGGTCTAACACAGAAACTATGAAAGGTGCATTATTTGCTCGTATGCCTAAACCAGATGTGCGTAGAAGATATAGCGATAATAACCCTATTACAAGACAAGTAGCTATAGTGCTAGAAAGAGCATTACAATACGGAAATGAGGTATATTCAGCAGATAAACCAATAAAAGCTGCATTAGAGGACTATTTACTACCAGGAAGAGGGGTAGTTTGGGTAGTTTATGAGCCTATTTTTGTAAAAGAAACCATACAAGTAGAATCCTTAGATGAATTTGGCAATATGATAATGATTGACCAAGAAGAAGAAAGAATTGCAGACCAAAGATGCTACTTTGAGTACATAAATTGGGAAGATTACAGAGAAAGTCCTGCAAAAAGACCAGAAGATGTATATTGGAAGGCAAGAAGGCACTTACTTACAAGAGATGAATTAATAGAAAAAGGCTTTAAAAATGCATCCAATATACCCCTAAATTGGTCTCCAGAGCCTACTGAAGGCTATAATGAAGAGTATTCTGAGGTATTTTCTCGTGCAGAAGTATGGGAAATATGGGATAAATACAAAGAAAAACGATATTTTGTATCAAAAGGTTACAACGAAATACTAGCAGAAGATGATGACCCTTATGGATTAGAAAAATTTTTTCCTTGTCCTGATTCATTAGTAGCAATACGAACCAATGAAACCAGTGTTCCTATACCTGAGTTTACATTATACCAAGACCAAGCTGATGAATTAGATAGAATTACTACTAGAATAAGTAATTTAATAGAAGGATTAAAAAGAAGAGGTGTTTATGATGCTTCTGTACCAGAATTATCACATTTAGCAGATGCTGGAGATAATGATTTTGTGCCATCAGAGAATTTTGCACAATTAATCTCAAAAGGTGGTCTACAATCAGTATTTCAACAAGAAGATATAGCTCCTATTGCACAAGTATTATCAGGGTTATATCAGCAAAGAAACCAAGTATTAGACACTATTTATCAAATAACAGGCATATCAGACATTATTAGAGGGTCTACAAAAGCTAGTGAAACTGCTACAGCACAGCAATTAAAAGCACAATTTGGTAGTATGCGTATGCGTAAAAAACAGTCTGAAATAGCTGAATATGTAAGAGATTTATTTAGAATTAAAGCAGAACTTATAGCAGAACATTATGAACCAGAAACTCTAGCTGCAATGACAGCATTAACAATTACTCCAGAAATGATGCAAATAATGCGTGATGATAAATTAAGGGGTTATAGTATAGATATAGAATCAGATGCTACAATTTTTACAGATGAAGAAGAAGAAAAAAGAACTAGAATAGAGTTTTTACAATCATTTGGTGGATATTTAGAAAGAACAGTATCTATAGCAAATCAATCACCTGCTTTAACACCATTAGCATTTCAAGCACTAAGATTTTTAATGGGTGCATGGAAAGTAGGAAGAAACTTTGAAGATATTATTGATAGAACAGAAGCACAACTAACACAACAAGCACAACAAGCAATGCAAGCTGGTCCACAACCTTCAGAAGCTGAAAGAATTGCTGCACAGAAAATGCAAACAGAAATGGCTAAAGAAGAGTTAAAACAACAAGGTAAACTAGCAGATATACAATCAAGAGAAAGAACTGTAGGGAATAAGACAGCTACAGAAGCACAAGCTAGTCAGGGTAGAATGGATGCAAAGAAATTAGCATTATTAGAAAGCGATATGAAAATAGCAGCTCAATTAAATCAGGATGCAAAAGATGAGTTACAATAAAAATTACGATAATATCCAATGGGGTAAAAGTAACTATAAGTTTGCTAAAGCAACAAAAAGAACAAAATCACACCAAGTTATGGGTGATATACAAGAATTTGTGTCTCCAATCGATAAGACTGTTATAGGCAGTCGTTCTCAAATAAAAGAACACGAAAGGAAACATAATGTTAGGCAAGTAGGTAATGATTACACAAGTTCTACAAAACCTAAGTTTTGGGATAATATGATTAACAATAACAAAAGAGGATAATATGACACAAGAAAGCACTCCTAATCAGGAATCAGCACCTAGTACAGCACCAGCTACTGCCCCAACATTGGAAGCTGTATTAGAAGGTGCTATTAACCAAACAATAGATAAACAACCTGAAACACCTAACAATGATACACCAAAGGAAGAAGTAGAAAACACTACTATTCCTGATGCTCCTAAACAAGAGGAGAAAACTAATTCCGAAGAATCTAATTCTGAATCATTAGATCAGGTAGCTCCTGAGAATGAACCAGAAACCACAGATTCTACAGAAGAACCTTCTGATGATGCTGTAATAGCTCACGTTGATGGACAGGATTCGCAAGAAACACCTTTAGAAGCTCCAAAAAACTGGTCAGAAGATGTAAAAGGCACGTTTAAGGATTTACCTCGAGAAGCACAGGAGTATATGCTAAAACGAGATAAAGAGATGACTGCTGATTACACTAGAAAGACACAAGAAGTAGCTCAACAACGCAAAAGTTATGAATCACTAGATAAGGTTATAGCTCCAGTAAGACAGCAAATACAAGCAAGTGGTATAGGGGAATCCGAATATATTTCCAGATTACTAAGTGCTGATATGGCTCTTAGAAATAACCCAAAAGTGGCACTCAAACAATTAGCACAAGGTTATGGCATTGATCTTTCATCAATAAACCAAACTGAGGATTGGAATGATTCTGACCCTCAAATCACCCAACTACAACAACAAAATCAGGCGATACTTGCTGAACTAAATCAGTTCAAACAGCAAAATCTACAATCGGCTAGACAGCAAACAGAAAAT